GCGAACCCTATAACTACCTGGGGCGTCGTACAATGAGGGCGTCCGGTGACAAAGGAGAGAATTATGGAACGAGTATTGACGATCAGAGGGAATGCACCGACCAGGCCGATCACAGATTTCTATATGTTGGACAATGGCCATGACACATGGTACGTTGATGCCAATGTTTCGGCAACGGGGCAAGGGAAGTCGTGGGCCAACCCGTTTCTTACTATGGCGGAGGCCTTTGCGGCGGTATCGAGTGGGGATGTGATTCGGTTCCGTGGGAAGATCAAAGAGCAGCTTTCCACACCGGTCCAAGTGTTTGATGTAACGGTTATTGGAGAGGGAAATAGGCCCCGTCATGCCGACAGTACGCCCGACGGTGGACAGGAAGCTGCTAATAGCTGGACTGAGCCTGTCGATGAAGTGGCACTTACCCCGCTGGTAAAGGTTCAACAGCAAGGATGGAGGTTCATCAACATCCTATTCTACGGTGGAGATGACAATTCCTGTATCCAGGTTTTCAGGGATGGTGGAGCGGACGATGATGAACGCGATGGTTCCCATACCGAAATTCTTGGATGTCGGTTTGCGTCCGGGTATGACGGTGTTGAGGATTCCGGTGGGTGTTTCAATGTGAAGATTGACGGATGCGTTTTCATGGCAATGACCCATTATGCCATTGCCCAGGTGACTGGGGCCGGTATCGGAACGCTCTTACAGTGGGAAGTCACGAACAACCGGTTCATTGGTAATGCGAACTGGATGGGACCTGCATGGAGCGGGAACTACAACAAGATCACCGGCAACGAAGTTCTCAACACAACGACCCTTTTGATTGACACCAGTGGTGGAGCCAACAACACCATTGTCGGGAACACGTTCAATATAGCCGCAGCGGATTTCGATCCTGCTGGGCTTGTCACAGGAGATGCGACCGATGTGTGGTCCAACACCCTGCTTGACGCTATTGAGACGGGATTGCCAACAAACTAAAATGATTGATTTACTCATAGCCATAGCCCTTGGGGGGCTGCTCTCGATGACGGGAGTGGCCCTCGGGGCCTTTTTGATGGACCGTGCTGTTAAGCGCCGGGAGCCTAACCAACCCCTATTCGGGGCTGTGCCCCAGGGTGAGGTGTTCTCTATGGACGATCTTAGCCTTGACGATATGCCCGAGCCGGAAGAAGAGCGCGTTCTACCCGAAGCGATCCAGCAACGAACAGACGAGTTTGCAGAGCAGTTTATCCAACGATTAGGGGGTGTTCAATGAAAGGTCTTGACGTCGTATGTCCCGGATGCAGACAGGTATTTCATGAAACAACAGCGGCTTTCGACCCCGATAAGCCAGCCAACGGGGCCATGGTCAGGCTGAAGGACCCATGGCGTAAGTGGGGATGGTGCTCATTCGGGGACTCAAACAATGGCTTACCCCCCGATATTGCAGAAAGAGCTGACACCTACTGGTCTGTTATGGAGTGTCCTGCATGTGGGACGCCCATCGCCCCGAGTGGGCATTTGACGGTCAGGCTGCCGAAGGGACAAACAGCGAAAGTTCTTGATTTGGATTTAAATCCGGTCACAAGTGACGAACCTGTACGTCCAGTGGATGCGCCCTCTTTGCCTGATGATGTAATCGACCCGCCGGCGTTCATGTGTGATGTCTGCGGCAAGGAATGCAAAAGCGCTGCGGGTTTGGGAGCGCATATGAGGAGCCATGTATGATTGGGATATTGGTTTTGCTATTCTGGTTTGGATGTGGAGTGCTTTCCGCTGGTTTCTTTATGGCTTCTTCTCAAGCTATATTGAGAGAATATTACACAAGATCTATTTGGAGGAATGATTGGTATTATTGCATTTTTTTTATTGTTTTAGGCCCCATGTCTTTACTTGGTGTGCTTTTGGCAGGTGCAGGGCGTAATGGATGGACATTGAGATATAGGATATTACATGAAAGATAACGACTGGTCATTGACCCATTTACCCCCCGAAGGCCATGAAGACGTGGCAGAATTCTTCTATTCCCTGTTCGAGGCGTCCAAGGCCGAGCAGGACCGTCTCAAGGTCAGGGAACGTGCCCTTGAGAACCATGCCCTGTACCGAGGCAAACACCAAAGCGACTTGAGGCGAAAGAAAGCATTCACCCCCATAAATCTGTTCTTTGCCAACGTCGAGCGCACCGTCAGCAACATCACGGCCAACAACCCCACGGCTGAGGTGGTGGACCTGGACGGAATCAAGGATCAAGGCGAAGAGATCCTTACGGCCCGGCTCAAGAACTGGTGGAAGGAGACCAAGCAACGTCGTAAACACAAGGATTCTGCCAGGCAGATGGAAATTTACGGGTATACCCCGGAGAAACCATGGTGGGATCATGTCAAGAAGCTACCGAATATAACAGTCATGGACCCCTTCGCGGTCATGCCAGCCCCAGGAGTATGGCAGGATTGGGCACTTGATATGCCCTACATCTGTTTCCTGAATGTCGATTATGTGGATTCCCTCGAAGCCAAGTACGAAGTTGAGGGGATTGCATCCAATGAAACATACTCGATTATGGGGGAAGAGAGAGAAGAACACTCAAGCCAGATCACATCAGGAACAAGGCTGGGTTCTAAAAACGCCTATGGCAACTATTCCGATACCATGCACCCTGTCACAGGCAAGAGTTCAGCGCCCTCCAAGCAGTTCCAGAAGGGCCTCGTCATAGAAATATGGGTCAGGAACGCAGAGGGCAAGTCCAAAGAGATCAGCCCGGTCCTGGATGAATTTGGCAGTCCCATGGTAGATCCCAACACCGGAGAGACGCTTCTACAGGAGACCACCTACCCCAAATATCCCGATGGCATACGCAAGGTCACAATTACCAGGTCAGATGAATCCAAGGCCAAGAAGGATAAGTCCAGGCGCGGTGTGATGGTCCTGGATGATATCTCAAACCCCAATATTAACCCCCAGTTGCCAAGACAGATAGCCAAGACCACCTACCCATGGGGTCGATTCCCTATCTACAAGGCTGATTCATTCAGGGACATAACCAGCTCATATGGATTCAGCGTAGCCGAACAGGTTGGAGATCTGCTTCTGAAGATTGAAGAGATATTCACTCGGCTGTATGCCTATGCCAGACAGGCCCTTTCCCCGGCGCTCATTATCGAAAAACATTGCGGGATTACCCGTGAGATGATCGAGAACCAGGCCGGAAAGCCCCGCTTGATCCTCATGCCTACCAAACCGGGTGCCGATATCCGATATCTCGAAACACCGAACCTGCCTGCTACATTTTTCAATGTCCTGGACTTGTTCATTAAGTTCTTTGACCGTATTTACCAGATTGAGGATGCAGACCGGGGGCAACATCCCCAGGGAGTGATAGCGGCCAGTGCCATTGTGGCCTTGCAGGAACGCAATGCTGTCTTGATGCAGGCAAAAATTGATTCGTCTGACAGCCTATGCTCTGAACGTGGGATGTGGGCAATCGGTTTCTGGCAGAATTTCGGGACCAGGGACGAGCTGATAGAGATTAACAGTGCCCAGGCTGTATTTCGTGGGGTGGATTATGCAGGCAGGCGTCTCAATTATGCCGTGGAAGTGGGGTCTACTGTACCCAAGACCAGCCTACAGGTAGAAGAGCAAATCAAATGGCTGGCGCAACTCAAGATGGTTGACCTTAGAACCATACTCGAAACGTTGAACATACCCAACTGGAAGGCTATTGTTGAGAGAAGCGGGGAGAATCAGCTTGATATGGCCCTGAACGTGCTTGTGGAGGCCGGTATGCCACAGGAAGAGGCCATGGATCTCAAGCAATACCTGATGCAGCCACAGGGCGGTCCTGGGGACTCAGGACAGGGTGGTGGGCAACAACCACAACCGGAGGTTACGGTAGGAGCACAGGGGGCAATGCCAATGACGGCGCAGGGGAGAGCATAAAAAAAGGGGGGGGGATATGCACTGGATAAATAAGGAGAAAGAACCGGAATGTTTTTCGTGGCAGGCGCTTACGGATGAAGATAAGGCTATCATCATCCAGAACTTAAAAGACGAATTCAAGCAGCGGGTCCAGGATAATGGGGATATTGAGAAATGCCTGGAAGGTATGCACTGGAGAACACTCAGAAATGATGATGAATTAATCCAACACTATACTTTCCACTACAGCCTGAGCATTCTAAGGGCTATGATCCGGATGCTTCCTAAAACAAAGAAGTCTGCGACCATCAAAAAGGCGAAGCCGAAGGCCAAACGGGGGTCCAAATGAGCGAGAAACAGGTCAAACGACAGAGGCAGGAAGATCGGCAGCAGGTTGACCTTACCGCACAAATCACCTTCAAAAGAGATGCCTTGGGCGGCGTATCAGCTCATGGCCATATCGGCAACCCCATTGCGGCCCTGGATATCCTCGGAAAGGGATGTTTGGCGTTGGCGAATTTTTACGCACACCAGGCTCAGGAGAACGCTTCCAGGATTGTGAAGCCGAATTTACAGGACGTGAAGGCCATGGGGATGGGACGGGGGAACTAACCATGTCTGCCAAAATCACATCATACACCAGGAAGAAGACACTGAAGCCTGAGCAACCCATAGTCAGGCATGATGAAACCCCAAGCTATGGGCGGGTTGGGCCTGTTGTTGACATGGACGCCAAGAAGAGGCGGAAAGGGTTGTATCCAAAGAAATGGGGGGACGAATGATCTATTCAGTAACGCTATTTACTACACCCATTTCGTTCAATGCAGATGAACAGATGATCGAACCTACATCATGGGAAAGTGTTGTTATTCCTACTGAACTTCTTGAAGTAGCTCTAAAATATTTCAATCCATGTAATTCAGACGAATATGAACAGTCGGAAAAAGAGCTGACAAATTTTAGACGACAATGGTTGGCTGAACTTGCCAAGCAGGGATATACGGCAGCGCGAATGACCACCGAACATGATGCCATTGTCGCTAAAGCTACAAAGGAGTCTTGGAAATGATCTACGTCTATGAATGCCAAAGTTGCGGAGATGTCCATGAGCGCATCTATCATGTTGACGACTTCCCAACAACTGTGGAATGTCCTGAATGTGGCTCAACGGCCCGAAAGATCATAACGGCTCCGGCCATTCAGTGTGATGAATCCCCGACATGGCTGGAGTCGGCCTGTAAAACCCTGTTGCCTGATGACCACCGACCCATTGAGACTCGGGGGGAGTATAAGCGGTATCTGAAAGAGAACCATGTGGTGGAGAGAGGTTAAATGCCCGCAGCATACGACCGATGTGTTAAGAGCTTGATGAAGGACGGAAAGACCTCGGAGCAGGCCCACGCCATTTGTAGCTGGCGGACCGGCTGGGTAAAGGCCAAGGGCGGCGGATGGCGAAATAAGAAGACCAACGAGACATATAAGGCAGGCAAGAATGCAGATTGACGCGCTTGTGAACCAAATCAAGCAATGGGTAAGGCGCAAGTTCACCGGCATTGTTCACATCCATTTCCATGAAGGAGGCATCAGGAAGGTCAGAATTGAACATGACATTGAACATGACATGGAATAAATAGTTTACTTGTTAAGTCGAAATGCCCGGTAATGTCCCTGGAAGACAAGAAAAGGGCTAAATGTCAAAGGGGAAACTTAACAAGTTTCGGATTCTAAGTTACTCCGCTTCGGCGGACATTAACCCAGCCCGAGGTTGCAGGAAAACACCCTAAAAAGGTGCCCTGTGATCTCGGGCTTTTTTTGTTTCTAAACCCTGTAGACTTCGGGACAACCTGGAATGAGACCCCATCCGGGACAACCTCAGGACAGCCCTGAAAGGAGTGAGTCATGGCAGAAAAAGGCGTAATTCAAAGTGGAAGCCAATCGGTCCTCGATATGCCTGAAAAGGACAACACATCGACAACGGAAGATAAGGCGGCCAAGGAAACAGCGAAATCCTCTGAAACAAAAGAAACCAAGGGCGACAATAACACCGGCATTCAAAAGAACTATGACGAGTTGAAGAAGGTATTCGACCGGCAGGCGAATGAGCTGGGCGAAATGCGAAAGGCGATGCAAGACCTTCAGTCCCAGAAAACACAGCCGGCACAGCAAAAGACCACCAAGGTCACAGAAAAGAAGAGCGGTACAAACGATGCTCTGTCTCAAATTCTGGATCAGTATGCGTCTCTCGACTTTTACGAGGACGATGCGGCCCCCAAGAAGGGTGCAGAGCTGATGAAGCAGGCCATCGGTCTAACAGCCCAAATGGTGAAGGAGGACACGCTGGCGGAAGCGGATACCAAAGTCAGGTCTATTCTTCAAGAGAAAGACATGGACACCGTGACCAACAAGTTCCTGGAGCAAAATCCAGACTTCACGGAATTGCAGTCGGCAGGCGCATTCCAGGCATTAAAGGCCCGGAATCCTTTGCATGACGATTTCTCCGCTTACCACGCCTACAAGGCAGACACGGCCATGCAGCAACTATCGGAATTACAGAAGGAGCTCGAAGAGGCCAAGAAGGTGGCCAACCTCGCAGGCGGCGATGAGGGCACGTCCAAAGTGTTCACGAAGCCCGGCGCGGATCTTCGAGCTTCACCACGACCTAAACCAAAATCCGTCTCTGAACTTAAACAATCGGCCATGGCGGCGGTTATGAAAGCGGCAGGGGCGGGATAAGACATAAAAAGGAGGCTGAATTATGGCCCTCGAATTAACCCAGTTGCAAGCAGCTACGGACGATCTATGGCTGAATACGGACCCAATTGACATCGTGTTCACCGATAACCCGCTATGCTACATTCTTCTCAAGAATGCAGCCAAGGCGGACTTCGATGAGTATTTCGTAAAGGCCAGTGAGACCGTTGACGGCGGGAAGAAAATTAAGATCCCGCTTGAGTACGACGATTCCAACAAGGGATCGTATGGCCGAACCACGGTTATCCCGCAGGATAAAGTGGATATTATCAACGCAGCTCTCTTCGGTTGGGGTGGTTTGTATGCTTCGAACGCCCTTGGCCTGGACGATCAGGTGCAGAACAGCGGTGCCGAGGCTATTGTGGACCTGGCATATCGTTATATCCAGAACGTCCTGAAAACGGCCTGGAACGAACTGGCGGAGGCGATTATCAGCAGAACAGCCGGAGACGATTTTGCCATCAGGGCACTTGTTACGGACCTGTTCAACGCGGACACAGCAGTTGCTTATGGGAACATTGCCGAGGATGACATGCCGCTCTGGAAGGCCAATATCAACGCGGATGGTGCGGCAATTTCCTTTGAGTATCTGCAAAAGCTGTGGAGGATACCAGCCATCGGTCAGAGCAGAAAGAAACGCCCCAACTTGGGGATTACCACGGAACTTCTGAAGGACGGCTATGAGAGAACCCTTCAGACCCAGCAACGGTTTTCAGACCAGAAGATGGTCGAGGCCGGGTTCGACAACGTGCTCCACAAGGGAGCCCCGATTGTCGCGGACGATAATATGACCGCCGGGTATTTCATGGCGCTCAATACCAATTACCTGAAGTTGAAGGCCCACAAGGATTACAACTTCACCACTCCTGAATGGATTGCCATGAAGGAAGGCGGGCAACCGGATAATATTTACATCAATACCCGGTTCATGGGGCAGTTGGTGTGTACCCACCGGAAGGCCCAGGTCCTGGCCACCGGCGTTACCGAGCCGGCGTAACTAAACCCATAACACGGGCGGGGTAACACCCGCCCCAACAAATAGCGAGGTAAATTATCATGATCCGTATTCCTATCCATGAATATTGTGTTGCGGCTAAGGATACCTATATCCCGGTTCCTTGCCGTGGGATCGTGGTTGCGTTGAAGGGGTGTTTTTCAGAGGCCGTGGCTGCCAATGATACGGTAAATGTGTTACGGGGCGCAACTTCCGTGAATCTAATTACTGTTGGGGCTGCAAATGTTGCCGAAGGTGTACTGTTGACTGGTACTCCGGATACCACATCCCATGAGTTGATATTCGACCCGGCCAGCGCAACGGCGGCGAACAAGGTTTTGAAGATTGCTATTTCCACCCTGGAGACCAATCCGACTACGTTCAACGGTTACGTTGAGTTCGACAATTTCGCCTTGGTCGATCAATCGTAACCACCATTCAAACCTATAACCAGGGGTGGGGTAACACCCGCTCCTAACCAATAGAGAGGTGTTTATCATGATACGCATTCCATTACGCGAATATTGTAGCAACGCAGCCAAGGATGTATATATACCGGCCCCATGTCGAGGTATCGTGGTAGCCCTCGTAGGTGCGTTTTCTGAGACTGTGGCCGCTGATGATACGGTTGACGTGTTGCAGGGGGCTCATTCTGTCAACAAGATCACCGTTGGAGCTGATAATGTGCTTGAGGGTGTAGTGCTGACTGGTACGCCAGATACGACTTACCACGAACTTGTCTTTGATCCGGATAGCGCTACGGCTGCAAACAAGGTTTTGAAGATTTCTGTTTCTGCCCTGGTAGGAACAACTACGTTCAATGGGTACATCGAGTTCGACAATTTTGCGATCATTGATCAGAGCTGATGTCTTTCCTCCTGAAGTAAACCTCTAACCCCCCTGGAGTTTGATCCCCCTTTC